TATCCAACAAATATATGACCTTACTGATACTCCGCGAATAACATTCGATAATCTAAAGAGTTTGAACTCTCCAAGCGGCACGGCGTTTCAATATTACTTTCTTGGTGCACAATTGGCCGTTGAGAATCATGCCGAAGAAGTAGGGCCGTTTATGCAGCGCAGAGTGAATTTCTTGGTTTCCGCTTTGGGTGACATGAATTCTCAACTCTACAAAGCATCACAGACTATAGACATAGATGTAGACTTANTTCCNTACGCTATTGATGATATTGCATCTAAAGTTTCAACGGCAGTACAGGCAACAGGCGGTCCGGTATGGGATAAGAAGACCGGTATTGTTTATGTTGGGAACATAGATAGTGCGAATGATGTTTATGAACAACTTATGAAAGAACAAAAAGAAAGCAATTCACAGAAAAACGAGGCTAAAACTCCGCAACCTGTCAATACTCCTATTATACAAAAAGAGCAAAATAAAGAACAAAACTAATCAAGGTGTAAACTGTAATATCTCTTTGTCGAATAGCGATAATTTATTTTATCGCTATTTTATTCTATTTTTTAGAAAAATATTTCGAAATATAAAATTATAACATTATCTTTGCAATTAAATAAGTGAGTATGAGAATAATAACATTTGCAGCCATAAGAGAATATGTAAAGAAGCACGCTGATGCTGACGCACCATTAAGAGACTGGTATAAAAAGGTTAAAAAATCAGATTGGTCATGTTTGGCAGATATAAAGAAAACCTTTAATAGCGTTGATTATGTTGGAAACGACAGATATGTGTTTAATATAAAAGGCAATGATTATAGGCTGGTTGCGATTGTTTTATTTGCGGTTAAAAAGGTTTATATCCGTTTTATAGGTACTCATAAAGAATATGATAAAAAAGATTGTTCAAATGTTTAAAGAGTAAGATTATGGCAAAGATTAAAACCGAAAAACAGTACAAAGCAGCTTGTCAAAGAATTGAAGAGTTGCTGAAAGTAGTCGGGAATGATACCCCTGCCGACAATAAAAATATGCTTGAATTGGATTTAATTTCCGATTTAGTAGCTGACTATGAAGAAGAAAATCTCCCTGTAGAAGATCCTTCTTTGAGTGATATTATTAGACTTCGTATGTACGAAATGAATCTTACTCAAGCGAAACTATCAAAACTTTTGAATGTTAGTCCTTCACGCGTAAGTGAGTATTTGTCGGGTAAATGTGAACCTACTTTAAAGATAGCCCGTGAAATAAGCCGTAAATTAAATATTGATGCTGAAATTGTATTAGGTGTTTAAATGTAACTGGTATATTAAAAGGCTATGGATAATCAAATTAGCACATTAAAGTTTAATCTATGAATTTAGATTGGCTAAAATCAATCTTAGATAAGTTCGATAAGTATTCCATATTATGGGCTTGTTTGGGCTGCGCTATTTTTGCTATAAAATATCCAAACAAAAGTAAGTGGTGGTTAGTATTAGTCTTTTGTGCAATATGCTTATTAGTTGATGGCGTTCGCCGTTTGAGAAAACATATTGTGAAGCAAAAAATAGCAAATAATGAAATTAAGAAAGAAAAAGCAGAAAATGAACGAAAGATAGAAAAAAAACATGTTGAAATTTGGCAGATTTTTTTAGTATTAAAAGAATCATCAATGGAATACTTGGTAAAAATATTTAAAAACGAAAATAAGGATCCAGAAAATATTTATGTAAGATTTGTAGAAAACAATGATAAATCTGTGAGTTGGAATTTAAACAAATATTTAACATTTTTTCATATTGTAAGAGAATCTTCCGATTTTATTACACTTGAAATTGATCCATATTTTTACAAGTTAATTGAACATTATATTAAAACAGGTAAAAAGGAACGAATAAGATTATAAAAAATATAATTCAGCAATAGCTTTTTATATAAGCGGCATTTCGATAAGATTTGTCGCTATTTTTATGCTATTATTTCACCGAATACCTAACGGTGAAATTGTAAGTCTATCAATGCTTTAGCAACTCGTTCCTTAGCTTTAACTTTAAGCATAATTTTAAAAGCATATTTTATGAAAGAAAAGATTTTAGCAGCTTTGAAAACGAAGTTCGCGAGCTTTGGGTTCAAAGACAAAACATTGGAAGGTTATGCTGATTATCTTGCAAAGTCGGTAACAAAAGAGGAAGATATAGAGAACGCTGTAAGTGGGCTCGAACCTGTGTTAAAGGCAACGCAACCTGAAATTGACAACCTGAGAAATGATAAATCAACTATCCAGAAAGCCCTTGATGATTACAAAAAGGCTCATCCCGAAGAGCAGAAACCGGTTGAACCTCCTAAGCCCGCTGATCCCACAAAAGGACTGACAGCAGAAGATATTCAAAAGATTGTAGCGGAAGCGGTGAAGCCTATTAGTGACCAGTTCGTTAAACAAACGGCACAGGCTAAGGCACAAGAAAGACAAGACAATATTGTTGCAAAAGCTAAGGAGTACAAAATACCCGAAGCGGTTGCAAAATATATGAATGTTCCCGAAGGTGCCGACTTGGATACTTTCATGAAACAAGCTAAACAAGATTTTAGTGACAACGGTTTTTCAGAGGTCACACCTCCGGAGGCTGGGGAAGCTAAAGTCGAGAAAGAGAACGAGACCATCGCTAAGATGATTAACGATGAGACTCAAAAAGAAGTAGAACAAATTAATAAGTAAAAAGAAATGTCAGCAGGATTTAGTTACAACTTAGTTCCGGTGATAGAGCAGGAAGAAAAGTATGACGTTCAGACAGGTATTCGCAGACGCGGAAACTTCATTCTGAATGTTACTGATAATCTAACCGTAGGCTCTTATGTACCTTCTTTTGCTCCCATTTGTGCAGATTTGGTACACCACACCTGCCAATTGGTTAACAACTTACAGGTACACGCCGCAGTAGCAGCAACGGACACTACAATTCAAATAGAAAAAGGTTCGTTTGCATACGTAGGTATGAACATAGGAAACGGCACCAACGGTGGCACGATTTCCTCAATAGACAAAAGCAATGCTTTGTATGACGTTATTACACTTGCAGCAGCTTTTGGCGGCACACTTGCCGTAGGAGACGTACTTTTCGAAGCAAAAACGAATACAGGTAAGAATCAATTGATTATTGCCAATTCCGCTTTGTATGAAAGGGAAAAAATAGAAGTAGGTATTAATGGTATTAGTGTTGCATTGCTTCGCACGGCAGCAGAAATTGAGCCTACTAAATTGTCTATCCCGTTCAGTTCGAACGACATGACTAATTTACAAGGTTGGTTTCAATTTAATGCATAAGGAGGAATAGAATTATGATGTTAACAGTTCAAACACTATTCAACGATGCGGGCATCGTTAGTGCAGTAATCAACCGTGTAATGCAAACGCGTAAGGATAAGATTTATTGGCAGGAATACTTAACCTTCCGTCAAGTAACCACAAGAGTCTTTACGGATTATATCGGAAATGTAACAGGGGTAATGGCCGGTTCGATTAATTCACGTTATGGAGAAAAACCTATTCGTGAACGTAAGAACATCGGTTCGGGTTATGGCGAAGTTGCTTATTTAGGCGACGCTTACCAAATGTCTATCGACCGTCTTTCAGAATTGCAAGACTTGATAGACAAATTCAATGCAGCACGCACTTCGGAGCAAAATATGTCTTTGCAAGAGATTATCAACTTTGTTATGGATGATTACCGTCAAGTAATGTTGGCGGCTCATAAACGTATGGATTTGGTATTTGGCTCTATATTAATGACCGGAGCAGCAGATGTGAAAAACAAAGACAACAGGACTGATGCCAACACTCCCGACGTGCTTAAAATTTCACTCCCGTTTAATACTATAGCTCCGACATCTGCTGATGTAATGGTAGATTCTAAGAAAATGTTTGTTACCTATCTGCAAAAGAAACTTGCAGAGTTGGAGGTTGATTATGGTACATATTTCAAGATGATAATGTCAAGACCTACATTCCTGAAATACATTATCGGTTCATCTGAGTTCGGTGACAAATTTAAGATGCAATTGAGCGAAAACCAAATGTACATGTCTACAGGATTGGTTTCTTCGGACTTGGCATCTGCTATATTTACAGGATTGGGGATGCCTCCGATTGAGGTTAAGGCAGATTACGTGAAAGACCAGACAGGCACAAACCAAGCTGTTTACGCAGACGGACACATCACTTTGATTCCTTCGCAACAAATTGGTTGGATGCGTCATCATACTCCGTATGAGGCTACCGACCCTGTAGCAGGACGTACCTATACTCCGTCAGACGGTCAGATGCTTATCTCGAACTATCGTGATAAGAACGGTCGTTATATGGAGTATACGGCAGAATGGATTCCGCAAATTGCCAACCCTAACTTGATAACCAACATCGATTTGACAGGTTTAGCATGGTAACAAAGGATTACATAACACAAAAATTTCAGTCGTTCGGCGTTCAGTCGTCGGACGCTGATGTTTTGGATGTATGTACCTATGCTAACATTAACGAAGATGATGTAGTGGATGCGAATCAAATTGAAGCTATCGGCTTTGGCTTGGCAAAATTCATTCCGCAATTATTACTTCGTGCAACCTCGATAAACGAAAGTGGTTTTTCAATGTCATGGAATATTGAAGGAATAAAAGAATATTATTCTATTCTCTGTAAACACTACGGGTTAGATGATGAACTCTCGGATACTCCTAAAATATCATTTCTATGATTTATTGCCCTCATACTCTACAAATAAAATCC